GTAGATCATACAAATCGTCCAGATGAATCTAATTATGGTTTTATTGCACAACAAGTCAAGGAAGTCATACCAAATGCAGTGGATATTCAAAAAATTACATTACAAAAAGACGTAATAACAGATGTACCGATGGTAGATTCAATTGGAAATCCAGTGTTGGATGAATCTGGAAATCAGATAATTCAACATAGACCAGAAAGAATCAATGTACAAGAAATCCCTGATTTCCATTTCTTAAAGAAAGATTTAATTTATACAGAAGCAGTAGGAGCGATACATGAATTGTATAAAATTATTCAACAACAAAAATCAACAATAGATGTCTTAGAAACAACTTTGGCAAACAAATTAAGTGCTTAGTGCTTAAAATATTAATTATAATATAAATTATTATATTTAATGAAAATTTTCAAATTTTATTCTGTTTTATATTTATATAAACCATAATTTTCAAGATTAAGTCTATCTTTTAATTCATGTGTAAATTCATGTGTCCAAAGTTCATTAAAGTTATTATTTGTTTTTAAAATAATAGTGTCATCACTATTGTCACTTAATGTACCAAATGAATCTTCTATTTCAGAATCGTAGTCGGACTCTTGGCGAGTGTCAAAACGAAGTGATTGGACCCATTGATCAATAATAGTTTGACATTCTACAGTTTCATGTTCAACATTTTCATTTAAGGTTTGACATTCTTTATCTTCAAATGTCTTTTTCATTTCATTTTGTATTTTATTGTCTATTTCTTTTTGTATTTCATTTTCTATTTTCAAGTCTATACATGCGATAACTTGTATTTTATACAATATTTTTTTTTGTAAAGACAAAGAATCCCAAACCCAGCCTTTTTGTTTTATTTCTTCATAAATATAAACTATACTTTCTTTTTGACTAACATAAGAAATATGAATTTCATTTTCACCAACTGATTTTTTTATATTTCGTAGAATAAGATCAACAATAGTGTATAATTCATTTTCAGGAACTGGGTTTACATTATATATAAAATTACACTCATTTAAACAATCGTATACAAGAACATTATACATTTTAGTATTAAATATAATATAAAAATATATAAAAAATATACATAAAATAGAGAAAAATACAATTTAATTATAAAAAAATTGAAACTAATATGATGAGAAAATAAATTACTTTAAAAAATGCCAGTAACAAATTTAAACGAACATTTTAACATGTATTTGAATAAATATTCAAAAAATACAGAGAAACGACAAACGCATTTATCTTTTAATAAAGGTAAATACAATGTACCAGACAGTGATATTGATGATTTTCATAAAAAATATTTTCAATTTATTAAAACGAAAAAACAAGATGAAAATGTTTATTTAATTGAAAAAATTTATAATTCAAATTTTGCTTTTTTTATGGACATTGACATTGATAAAACTAAAAATAAGGGATTTACAGATGATCAGGTAAAAGATCTTGTAAGATTGATTGATAAAATTATAATTGAAAAAATAAATAATAAAAATCAAAAAAACAATGAAAGTAAGGAAAGCGGTGACGAAAATGACAAAGAAAGTGACAATGAAAGTGACAATGAAAAAAGACATAAATATACAGAACATATCATTTGTAAAAGTGAGGATAAATATCATGTAATTTATTATAATTTGATTGTAAATGATTATATTGCGAAAAAATTGATTGAAGAAGTAATTGAAAAAATAGAAACAAATAATAATACAGATATTTCTAAAAAGTTTTGTGAAAATTGTATTGATATTTCTGTATACAGAACTGGTTTGCGCATGGTAGGATCAGTCAAAAAAGAAAATCCTGAAAATTATTATATGATATATGACACAAACAACAATAAATATACAGAATTAAAGGACATGTCATACAAAGACTTTATTAAAACTATTATTAGAAAAAAGGAAGATGAACAAGTAACAATTGAAATGTATGACAATAATAACAATAAAATTAACAAAAGTAATAACGAAGATAATAAAGAAACCAACACTAACGTTAACAATAATAAAATTAATGTACCAGTAAAAGGAATTGAAAATTATGAAATAGTGAATGAAATTAAAAGACTACTTGTATACTTAAAACAGACAAATCAAGACATTATAAATATTAATACAAATATAGTAAGAATTTATGCTTCACAAAATAAATATGGAATGTTTTGTTATTATATATCAATTGAAGAAAAATTTTGTCCATTTAAACAAAGAGAACATAAAAGGAATACGCATCCTATTTATTTAGAAATTGCTATAAATGGTATTTTCATCAAATGTTATGATCAAGAATGTTTAAGAAGAAGATTTCCAGAAACAGGGATAAGAATGCCAGCGGACTTTGAAATATTATATCCACAATTATATTTAAGTATGACAACAAAATATTGGAAAACAGATATTAGTATAAACGAAGAAACAAGATATTTATTAGAAGAAAGTTTATGTGCATCACATTATCAAATTGCAAAAGTTATTTTTAATATTTACAAAGATCGTTTCAGAGTTGATGATGTTAAAAATACATGTTGGTTTGAATTTGATGGTGTTAGATGGAAAAGAAGTCATTTAATAAATATTTTAATTTCTGAAGAATTACCAAAATATTATAATTGTATCAAAGTAAGTGACACATCATTAATAAAAAATGATGATTTAAAAGAATATTTAACAAATAATGAAAAAATGGATGCAAATTTTAGAAATTCATTAGTTGACAAAATTATTACAAAATTAGAAAATGTAAATTTCAAATCAAATGTATTATCACAAGTATCTTATTTATATAAAAATTATGATTCGGAGTTTTATAATAATTTGGATAATAATCCATATTTATTAGCATTTTCTAATGGAGTCTATGATTTCAAGACAAATAAATTCAGAGAATCTACGCAAAATGATTATATTACATTTTCAACTGGCTATGAATATTTAGAATATGATGAGACATTGCCAGAAGTAAAAGAAATTTATGAATTTTTATCAAAAATCATTACAAATAAAAAAGTAAGAGAATATTTATTAAAAGTTTTAGGGAAATCACTTTTAGGAATTCCAGATGAAAAATTTTATATTTGGACAGGTCTTTCAGGAGCCAATGGTAAATCTACACTTGTTAATTTCTTAGAACAAACATTGGGCGAATATACAACCTCCGTAGATGTGTCATTACTTACTAATAAACGGGCAAGTTCTGGAAATGCTTCACCAGATGTAATTAGATTACGTGGAAAAAGATTATTAACATTTCAAGAACCAGAACATGATGACAAATTGCGAACTGGTATATTAAAACAATATACGGGAGGTGATACAATTATTGCGCGCGAATTATTTAAAGCACCTGTTACATTTAAGTTACAAGGAACTATGGTCATGTGTTGCAACGATTTACCATCAGTTTCCAGCATAGATGGCGGGAGCTTTAGACGCATCAGAGTTATTGAATTTAACAGCAGATTCTGTGAAAATCCGGTTAAAAAGAATGAATTTAAAATAGATCCAAAACTCAAGTCTAAGCTTGTTAGTTGGAGACCGTACTTTATGAGTATTTTAATTCATTGGTATCACAAGTGTGTGAAAGAAGGATTAAATGAACCAGATTCGGTCAAGAAAGCGACGACAAAATACAAGGCTGACAATGACAAATTCAATGAGTTCTTTGATCAATGCATAGAGGAAAGTGAAAAAGAATTCCAATGTAATAAAACAATTTATAGTCATTTTACAAGTTGGTGGTTACAAAATTACTCAAATACACGCATTCCTGAAATAAAGGAGTTGATTAGAGCATTAAAAATAAAATTTGGCAATGAAAAGGAAGAATTGATTAATAATTCAATGAATTATGGGTTCAATGTGACTCTAAAAAATGTACAACAAGATAATTACATAACTGAAGATTTGTAAAATATCGTTTAAAAATTTGTATTATAATATTTATAACACGAATTTTCATAAAAGTGCTTTTTTAATTTAAAATTAAATTACTATAGAACGTTGTAATTACTTATAACCTGAATGATAGAGGAAATAATAATGAATTTATTTTAGAATACAAAAAAGATGTTGATATATAAAATTAAAAAATTAATTAAAAAATTAAATATTTTTTATATATTTATATAATATAAATAAAAATGGGACAAGTTATGTCTGGTCCACCAGGTCCACCAGGTCCACCAGGTCCACCGGGGCCAGCTGGAAAAGATAGCAAAATCGCAGGTCCACCAGGACCACCAGGACCGGCCGGACAAGATAGTACAATTGCTGGACCACCAGGACCGGCAGGACCGGCCGGAAAAGACGGACAAAATGGACAAAACGGAGAAGTTACATTTAAAGATTTACAACAAAAGTCAATGTGGTGTGCTGATGGTACATTATGTAAAGTTCCAAACAATTCGTATATAGAGGGTCAAATAGGTAATTTTATTGCATCAAAAAGAACTGGTGGTTATGGATGTCAGGAAGCATGGGATGGTATAACAGAAAATCTTCAATGGAGAGCGGGTGTAACAGAAGATAAATATTTAAGTATTTATTGGAAAGGAACTGATGGAAAGTTATATGGTGTTAGAATAGAAGGTGTAGAAGCTAATCCTAATGAAAATAATTGTGTATGGAAAAGATTGTAGTTTCAAATAGAAATTTTTATTATTTTTTATTCTTTAAATAAAGTAAGGAATAAAGAGTAAATGAATACGCCAATTTCATTAGATGACATAGATTTTTTAGAATCAAATAAGATAGAAAATCACCAGATGATTTTTGATGATATTGATTTTTCAGAATTAAATAACGTAATTAAAGAAAAAAGAAATAAGATGTCAAAAAATGAATTGAAAAAAACGTTTGAATGGGGATTATTAGATAATATTTGGTTAAAAAAATTATTATCAAATAGATTTTATAAGAACGAATGTTTAATACAAGAAAATTGTACAATTGAAAATATTTTAATAACAAGTGATATAATTAAAACTGGTCTTAAACAAAGAATTAAAAAATATTTAAAAGAAATAAGTTTTGATGAATTTTCAAAAATAGTAAATAATTATAAATTAATACACGAACAAGAGTATATAGGTGATATTAATATAAATAAAATCACAAACAGAAATTCGTTTATAAAAGAAATAACAAATCACAATTTTATATTACAATGCGATGATGTTACTTTATATATTTTATCTAATATTTTAAATATAGATTTCATTATTTTAGACGACACACTTAAAGAGGTTATAGATAAGAGCGAAAATAATAATTTAAATGAAAATATAATGTTACTTTATAAAGAACAAATTGAGAATGATGATAATCAAAAACAATATATTTTAAAATTGATTGGGATAAAGGATGAAAATAATGAAATAAAATATATTTTCAAAAGGAATGAAACACCTAAAGAATTAAATAATATATTGGATAGACATACATTTTTACTATCACATGTTAAAAATATATTTAATGATTTTAAATCAAACAAAAAAAGAATAGTTATAAAAGATATAATGAAAGATGTCAAAAAAAATATTCATACACAAATTAGCGATAAAGAATTAAAAAATGTAATGATTATATTAAAAAACTTGATAGAACAAGACATGTATAAAAGTTTATAATTATTAAAAATTAATAATATTTTATTTATTAAGTAATATTAAATAAAATTAGATACAATGCAAATAATACATTTTTTCGCACTTCTTGCAATTCTTTATATAATTCATTTCTTTATAAATACAACTGAAAATTTTACAGTGTTAGATCAAAAATCTAAACAATGTTCAAGAGAAGCTATTAATAGTGCGTATAAAGAATATATATTTACTGGACCACAATTCATTCGTTAAAATTTTGAAAAATTGAAATTTATAATAAAATTAATTAAAATATGACTAATTTGAATATAACAGATTTATTTCTATTTTGCAATTGCAAATATAAATGCAATATTAAAATTCACAATTTATATTATAGAAAAGAAAAATTAAAAAATATTTATAAAAATCATCCTAATATTTTAATATATACACAAATAATAAATTTAAATAGACAAATGAATGCTATAAATTCTATGTTACAAAATGTAAAATATACTTCATCTTTAAAATATGAAATAACAGACGAATAAATAACTACTAATTAAATGACTAATAAACTAAAAATTCTGAACAATTCATAATAAACTAATACTTACTAATAAACTGAAAATATATTTAAAAAATAGAAATATAAAAATAGAATATAAAAATAAAATGTCTAAAAAAGATTTAGAATTGTATTTATATAAAAACAAATTAAATGACAAATCAATAATTGAATTTTTAGAAAATTTTTCACAAAAAACAATTAAAAATATATTAGAAGATTTGACAAAAAACGAAGTTAAAATGGAAATTTCTAATGATATAATTTATGTATTTACAGACGGAAATTGTAAAAAAAATGGTAAAAAAGATGCAAAAGGAGGGTATTGTGTATTTTTTACAGAAAACGAAGATTCAATATATTATACATTAAATAAATACGGTGTAATAACAGAAGAACCTACAAATCAAAAAGCGGAATTAACTGCAATGTATAAATTATTTTGTATAATTGATGAAAATTTAAATTTGTTCAAAAATAAAACAATTAATATATGTTCTGATTCTTTATATACAATTAAATGTGTAACAGAGTGGTGTAAAAATTGGGAAAAAAATGGTTATAAAACATCTAAAAATGAAAATGTTAAAAATTCAAATTTAATAAAAAATATAGTATCGTTAAAAAAAAATATTTTGAACGAAACAAATAAAATAAAAATAAATTTCAAACATGTTTATTCCCATACAGTTGAACCAATTGCAAAAGATACACTTGAGCATTATATTTGGGAAGGTAATAAAATATGTGATGAATTAATTAATGAATTACTTAGTTAAATTTACACTAAATTCTTTTTAAAATCTTGAAAACAAGAAATTAATTCTGGATGAGCATACTTAGGTAATTCAATTTCTTTAATTTGATTACATATACTTAATATATCAAATATTTTATCAAGCGTTTCATTTGAGTCAGGGACATTATCACAATATTCACAAGAACCAAAACGACCTCTAATATAAATATATTTTGTAATTTGAATATCATTTAATTGATATTTGTATTCATAAATAACAAACAAAGAGCCTTGCCAATCTTCTTCTTGCCAATAAAAAAGTAATTTAACAGGTGGTTTAAATAAATTTTTATAAAAACGTATTGAATTATATATTTTTTTTAAATCATTTTCTGTAATATAATATTTTTTTAATTCGTTTTTGATAGAATTATTAGAAGTTAAATTTTCCACTTTTTGTTTAAAACAATTAGAAGTTAAATTTTCATTTAATTCGTTTTTAACTGGAAATAACTTTTCCACTTTTTGTTTAAAACTATCTGATGTTAAATTTTCTTTTAAAACCTCGGCAAATGTTTTTTTGTTCATTTAATAAATAAAATTAAATAAATAATTTAAAATAAACATTTAGATTTAATCTTGAAAAATTTTAAATTGTTCATCCCATAATATTTCTAATTTAGATATACAAGTTAAATAATCACGTGAATTTAAATATATATTTTGATCAAATAATATGTTTAAAACATTATGAATACCGTTTATACCGTGTAAAATATAAATATCATTGCCTATATCAATTAATTCCCTTTTTTTGTTTAAATTATAGATATTACAATCAATAATATTATTTATTTGTATAATATATTTATTATACATCTTTTTTATTAAACATATAAAATTTTTTTTCAGTTATTTAATTTTTAATGTTCATAATCATCTGCAGTTAATTCTATTCCGCGCAATGTTTTTTCTGTTCTTAAAGCGATTCCGTGTAATCCATAAAGTTGTGTTACTGGATTTGTTTGCATAAATGCACCACCAATTCCACATACAAATCTATTTGTTACAAAAGGATCAACTTGTTTAAATTCTTCTTTATACAATGAATTATATCCTCTATAAAATCCATAAACACTCATTGAACTAAAATATCCGATTGTAAATTTTTGTAAAAAAGTCATTTAATATAAGAACAAAAATAAAATAAATTCAATTTTTATGAATTATTGCAAAATTAAATTAAAAATGAAATAAAAAATCTAAAACTAAACATTAATGGAATTATCAAAAATAACAGAAATAACAAATTCTTTATCAGATAAAATAAAAACTGCATATAAAAAAGATATTGATAAAATAATTGACATATTAATTCAAGAATATGATATTTGTAAAAGAGACACGAATGAACAAATTACAAAAAACGAATTAAAAAGTATTTTTTTTAAAAATTATGAAATCAAATATTGTTCAGCGGTAACTAAAAATGGTTTACAATGTAAACACAAAGTTTTAAATGACTCACTTTATTGTAATAAACACATTTATTCAATGCAAAATTTTAAAAACTTTATACATAAAAACTATGAAACAGAAAGTCAAAATCAAGAAATACAAAATGACAATAAAAATTTAATTTTCATTCAAGAAAATGATAAAAATGTTACAGAATGTAAAATTAATAAAAGAAATTTAAAAAATGTATTAATTGAGAATGAATTTTATTTAATTGATGAGAAATGGATATATGACAAGAATACAATGGAAAAAATGGGTTATATAGAAAATAATGAATATATCTTAACAAGTGATCCTTTTATAATTGGAAATTTGTAATTTTAAAGATTATAGTTAATTAGTTTATAATTTTATTTAAAAATAACATTATAAATAATATAGAATATTAAAAATGAAGTTAAATATGTATAAATTGTTTTATTTAAATATATTTTTAAATACAGTTATGGCACATGTAGAAATGAAATTTCCTTATCCAAGAAAAAGCAAATATAGTGAGTATTATGTTAAAAACAATTTAGTAGATTATAATTTAATGGCGCCATTAAACGCTGGTTATTCATTTCCATGTAAAGGATTTCCAAAAGGTCCTTCGACAACAACAATTAACGGAAATACAATTAATGTAGAATTACAAGGAAGTGCAATACATGGTGGTGGTCATTGTCAATTTGGAATTACAACAAATGACAAGGAGTTTATTGTATTAAATACAGTTATAAAAAATTGTTTATTAGGTGGCATGACATATTCATTTCAATTACCATCAGATTTTCCAGAAACAGACATAACAGTTTTTTGGACATGGGTTAATGCAATTGGAAATAGAGAATATTATATGGATTGTGCAGATGTAACTATTAAAAATGGTAATAAAAACAAACAAGCAACAGTTGAAGGCTTAGAATTATTAGTATTAAATTGGCCTGGGTATACAACAATTCCAGAATTTCCAAATCCAGGCATGTATGATGGGAGCGAATTGTTTGATACAAGAAAAAAAACATCTATGAATGTTATTACACAACAACCAAAAGTTGAAGTACAAAAAGAACAAGTTAAACAAGAACTAAAAGTTGAAGCACCAAAGGTTGAAGTACCAAAAGAACAAGTTAAACAAGAACCAAAAGTTGAAGTACCAAAAGAACAAGTTAAACAAGAATTTAAAGTTGAAGTATCAAAAGAACAAGTTAAACAAGAAATTAAACTTGAAACACCAAAAGAACAAGTTAAACAAGAA